ACAATGAGGAGTATGCTAGAAAGGTAATACCTTTTATTAAGGATGATTACTTTGAAGATCAGAAACAAAAGATTATCTTTGAAGAAATTTCCAGTTTCATACAACAGTATAATAAGTTAGCAACTAAGGAGATACTCTCTATTGAGGTAGAGAAGCGTAGTGATATCAATGATACTATCTTTGCAGAGATAGTTGATATCATTTCTTCCTTTGAGGATGAAGTTGGAGAGTTAGATTGGTTAGTAGATTCTACTGAGAAGTGGTGTAGGGATCGTGCTATATATTTGGCATTGATGGAATCAATCCAGTTAGCTGATGGAAAGGATGACTCTAAAGGAAGGGATGCTATTCCTTCTATCCTGTCTGATGCTTTGGCTGTTTCTTTTGATAATCATGTAGGTCATGACTACTTAGAAGATTATGAAGCAAGGTTTGAATCGTACCATAGGAAGGAAGACCGTATCCCGTTTGATCTTGAATACTTCAACAAGATTACGAAAGGGGGTTTACCGAATAAAACTCTCAACATTGCTCTTGCTGGCACAGGGGTTGGAAAGTCTTTATTCATGTGTCATGTGGCTAGCAGTGCTCTCATCGAGGGAAAGAACGTCCTCTACATCACTCTCGAGATGGCAGAGGAAAAGATTGCGGAGAGGATCGATGCTAATCTACTTAATGTCAATATACAAGATATAACAGATTTACCTAAACCTATTTTTGATACAAAGGTAGAGAGTCTTGCTAAGAAAACACAAGGAACATTAATTATAAAAGAATATCCTACTGCTGCAGCACACTCTGGACATTTTAAATCGCTCTTAAATGAGTTAGCATTGAAGAAATCATTCAGACCTGATATAATATTTGTAGATTACTTAAACATATGTGCATCTTCAAGGTACAGAGCAAATGGTAATGTTAATTCGTATTCCTATATTAAGGCGATTGCGGAGGAACTTAGAGGGTTGGCTGTGGAAGCTAACTTACCGATTGTTAGTGCTACTCAAACTACTCGTTCTGGTTATGGCTCTAGTGATGTTGAGCTTACTGACACTTCAGAATCCTTTGGACTCCCTGCTACTGCTGACCTTATGTTCGCTCTCATATCTACTGAGGAACTGGAAGGATTAAATCAGATACTAGTAAAGCAATTGAAGAATAGGTATAATGATCCTACTGTCAGGAAAAGATTTGTGGTGGGTATTGATAGAGCAAAGATGAGATTATATGATTGTGAACAAACTGCTCAAGAAAATATGGTTGACAATGGGGAGACTGTGGATTATAATGCTAAGGAAGAAAAATTTAAAAAATCCTTTGATGGATTTAAATATTAAATGAAAACTGCACTTGCCGTATTATTAGCATTAACTCCTGTTTCTGCACTTGCTAGTCCCATTTATAAAGACTATCAACCAGGATACTCTGCCAGTAAAACTTGTTTTAGGGAAGAGTATAGAGAGGAGTATGTTCCAGGTACAGTAGATAATCCTGGTTATGTAAGGTCTTGGAAAGAGACTGTAGAGTTTCCTTGTAAGAGATATTATAGATCAGATGAACCTAGAGAATCAACTGTGACTAGAACTTATGAAGAGTATGATACCAATGATTGTTCTGATGGTAAGATTGCTGGTGGTTTATTGGGTGGTGGATTAGGTGCTGCTATCTCAAGAGGAGATGGAAGATGGTGGGCTATACCATTAGGTGCAGTTGTTGGTAGTCATATTGGCTGTGAAGCAGCAGGAGGTTAATTATGTCAGTTGATACAGAAAAGTATATTGAGTTTGTAGAAGGTGTTACTAGTGATGAAAGTCTTCATTATGCAGCATTTCTTTCTAGATTAAACAGATTAGAACTAGAGGACGACTGTAACATCCCCCAGTTGTTAACTGCTGCTCTTGGATTGACTGCTGAGTCAGGTGAGTTTACTGAAGTAGTAAAGAAGATTATTTTTCAAGGTAAACCCTACAATGAAGATAATGTCTTTCATATGAAGAGAGAACTAGGTGACATCTGTTGGTACATCGCTCAAGCATGTATGGCACTTGATACTTCCTTTGATGAAATCATTGAGATGAATGTAGATAAGTTAAAGGCAAGATATCCTGGTGGTGAGTTTGATGTAAGTAAGTCAGAGAATAGAAAGGAAGGTGATATCTAAATACTTAAAAAATGTTTAGATATGCCTGTTAGGAATAAAGAACCAAAAGGACATAAGAAAACTCCTACTGCTCAACAAGAACAGTGTTCTGTAGTTGCGATATATTATTATATTAATCATGATATGTCTAAGCAGGAAAATGTAGATAAATTAAATAAAGAATTTAAAAAGATATATCCAAAAATAACTCTTGCTTGGGAAAATACTTTTCACAATCAAGGAAAGAAAATAGCAAGTTCAAAATATGTTAATGGACATAAAAATTGGAAATATGGGTGGTGGGATGCAAAAACAGAGTCGGTAAATAGTGCTCCTTTTGCTAAAGCAATTGATAATAATACCACTACAGTAATGACTAAAATATGGGATAAGTATTTTGATGATCAAACAAGAAAATTGTTTGGTGGTCAGAAAGATTCTTGGAATACTGCTGATATGTATATGGTAAATCCAAGTCGTGAAAGTGAAATATTGCCTTGGGTGAAGGAATTAAAGGAACAGTTTATAGGTGGGTTGTGTTGTGATCCAGGAGTTTTTGTAGGAACTTTGAATACTTATTTGACTAAGTTAGTTCATCAAAAGATCCTTCTTCCTATTTCTTTAAAGGCAGAAACTAAAAATGTAGCATTGCAGATTAAAGAAACTAATATGCATGAGTGGGATGATACTGGTAAAATTAATATAGTTTCTGGAAATTTTAAACCAAATAAAACACCTTGGTTTTTTACTAATATTAAAGCTAAAGGAGGGGAACTTACTTTTGGTAATATTAGTGGAGAAGGGGGAAACTCAGCTCAATATTGGGCTGAGTTTAAGGTTGGGGATTATGAAACTTCTTATTTAATAGAGCAAAGAATGCAAGGGGATGGATCAAAAGCAGAAGTAAAGGATATCAAATTGAATAATAAAGATAAAGAAGTAAGAGCAGCAGCTCAAACTGGAACTGTTCCTATGCCAGATTTGAGGCATATAATTAGACAATATACTGGTGAAGGATATGATGATGATGTTCCACCTATAGGAAAACCTATTAATACTGGATATTGGTATGATTATATTGATAAAGTTTTTAGCGATAAAAGCATTCCAATAGAATATGGATCTTGGAATATTTTAGGAACTGAGTATCCTCCTAGTCTTCCTGGAAATGTTGAAGGATCTTGGATTTATAAAGCAGTTGAAATAGATAATGATACTAGAAATGGTAGTGCTAATGATTTTACAATAAAATATGGAGCAAAACCTGGAGGTTTTGCTGGAAAACTTAGACTTAAGTTGAGGCAGTTTAGATTTCTTAGAGCTATGCAGAAAGCAAAGTCTAAAGGAGAATTGGCAGATTTTTTAGTCCATATGTATTATTATGCTGCTAAACAGAATATTTCTGAAGGGGATATTCATGGTCCTTTCTTGAAAATTTCTTAACTCTGTGCTATAATATTACTATGATTGATCTAAGAATTGGCGACTGTATAGAGTTAGCAGAAGAACTTGATGATGACTCTATTGACTGCACTGTAACCTCACCACCATACAATAAGCAAAAGATTGGTGGTGGATTGTTTCGTAAAATTGAATACCAAGACTTTGATGATTCCTTACCAGAGGATGTATATCAGGAAAAACAGATAGAACTTCTTAATATTCTTTTTGATAAGACTAAAGAAGGTGGTTCTTTGTTCTATAACCATAAGGTTAGGTACTTACATGGTAAAGCTATCTCACCTTGGCAGTGGTTAAGTGAGACTAAGTGGCACATCAGAGAGGAGATTATATGGAACAGAGGAAGTGGTCCTGAGATATCTGGATATAGATTTATTCAGATAGATGAGAGAGTATTCTGGTTATGTAAGGGTTCTAAGCACCCTAAGTTACCTAGAAGGTCAGTAAATTATGGTAGTGTATGGAAGTTTGGACCTGAAATGAAGAACCCACACCCTGCACCATACCCAATTATCCTTCCATTGAGGTGTATTCAAGCAGTAATGGATGAACCTGGTGTAGTTTTAGATCCTTACAGTGGTTCTGGTACTACAGGACTAGCAGCAAAATTACTTGGACATGATTATATTGGGTTTGATTTGTCTAAAGAGTACCATGATATGGCAAGAGAAAGGTTTGAAACTCCATCAGAGAATGATTTGAAAAAGTTTAGAGAGGAGTGTGGTATAGGTGTAGAAAATAGTATGGATGTATTCAATATTGCATCTTCATAAATACTTTATGAGAAAATGTATATTTAATCATAAATGAAAGGATTTAGTGACTTCTTTTCAGAGGCTAGGACTTCTCAGGCGTCGGAAAAAGCAAAGAAATTAGGTCTAAAGGGTGATGGACATGGCTCCTGGTATGATAGATCGGGTGAATTTGTAGCGAAAACAGAGAAGGGAGATTTAAAATTCTATACTAAAGGGCAACGTCCTGGTAAGGATGTTCCTAATGCTAAACAACCTCAAGCACAACCTGCACCACAGATTAAAGCAAAGGCTACCACTGTTACAGGTAAACAAGTTGCAGCAGCACCAGAAGTAGAAGCACAGAAATCAAAAGGAAGTGGTGAAGAACAGAAGACAAAGCGTGGTTCAGATGCATTAACATTAGTATTTGGTAGGTTTAATCCACCTACTACAGGTCA